CAACACCACCGGCGGCTGGGGGCACGTGCTAGAGCCGGGGCCGTATGGCCTGCTCGCGACAGATAACGAGTGGGGCTCGGTCCACGAATTCGTCCCGGTCGACCTGCCGGCCTCCGAACTGGGTGCGGCGACCGATCTGCGCTGCGTCAGCGGCCTTGACCCCAGCAAGTGCCCGCACGTCTCGCTCGCCTACTGGCGGCCTGCGGTTCCCGCAGGGGAGCTGGTGCCAGTCATTGTTGAAATCGGCCCCTATTTCGGCGAGCAAGCAGTCGGCACCCCCGACATCACCGTGCCTGGGAGCTGGCTCGGCGCGAATATCATCAACAACATCCTGCCGCACGGTTTCGCCTTTGCGCAGGTCTCGGTCTCCGGCACCGGTGCGAGCAACCACTGCATGGACCTAATGGGATACGCCGAGCAGCTGGGGGTCGACGCAGCAGTGACTTGGCTCGGCACCCAGGAGTGGTCGAACGGCAACGTTGGCATTATCGGCAAGTCGTACGATGGCTCGACGCAGTGGCAGGCGGCGCAGTTCGGCAACCCGCACCTGAAGACCATAGTTCCCATCTCCGGACTGATTGGCGTACGTGAGCTGATGTGGCGCAACGGCTCCTCCGAGGCGCGCGCGCCGTTCATGCACAATGTCGTTTACGGTGGCTTCGGCATTGACGGTGACGATGAGGACCTGCAGAACGGCTGCCCTGACTACATCGCCGGACCCGGTAATGGGCTGAGTGGTTGGGCTACTGGTGGCTATGAATTTCACGACAGTTTCTACGAAGGATACTGGGAAGAGCGCTACTTCTTGCCGGACGTACTCGAGAACTACGAAGGCAGCGTCTACATCGTCCATGGCTTTCACGACTGGAACGTCGACCCGCACATGGCGCTCCCTACACTGAATATACTCAAGGACCACGGCATCGAGGCGAAACTGCTGATGGGGCAATGGGATCACGACTACCCCGACCGCCCCGACGTGCAGAAAGACCGCAGCGCCCCCGGCCGCGGCTCGGAAGCGTATCCGCAGATGGTGCGCTACGACTGGATGCAGGACCTGCTGGAGTGGTTCACGTGGTACCTGCGCGAAGAGGGGCCGCAACCGGACATGTGGACTGAAATCCAGGATAATCACGGGCAGTGGCGTGTCACCGACCGCTACCCGCAAGCGGGCGCCGAGAAACGTGAGTTCGCGCTNGGTGAGGCGCTGGCCGAGGCCTTGCTGCCGGTGGTNATGGACGGGCGATCGAAGGCGAAGGCAGTGACGGCCGGGGCGGATGCACCGCGGCGCGCGGCGAGCGCGCTGGCCTGGCATGATGCGGGAGGGGTTTGATGGCGGACAAGGGTATCATCTTCAGCGCGCCGATGGTGAGGGCGCTGATCGAGGGTCGAAAAACGCAGACGCGGCGACTGCTGACGCTGCGTGGCTATCGCGATTTCAGCCAGTTCGGGCCAAGCGATACGCCGGGGTATGACTGGCATTTCCGACGGGCCGATGGTTGCTGGTGCGATTTTCGCGCTCCCGAACTGCCTTTGCCCTACGCGGTCGGTGATCGGCTCTATGTGCGCGAGGCCATGTCAGTTCGCGGCGTGTATTCCGACGTCGTCGAAGTCGGATATCGTGCCCATGAACGCGCGAGCCACACCGAGTTCGTCGAGCAGTGGCCGGTCGAAAGCGCCCGGGGTGCTGATGGTCGGCTTCCTGGAGTGACCTGGCCGCGCTATCGCCCGTCGATTCATATGCCGCGCTGGGCCTCACGACTTTGGCTCTCCGTCGCAGAAGTCGGCGTCCAGAGGTTGCGGGATATCAACGGCACAGATGCCGAGGCTGAGGGAGTATTTCAACATGTCGCTCCGCACAGCGTCGCGAAGGTATTCCGAGGAGAGCGTGGTTCGGAAGCGGTCCGCTATTTCTCTGAACTTTGGGACAGCCTCCACTCACGCGATGGCGAGCGCTGGCAGGACAGCCCGTGGATCGTTGCGATTACTTTCGACGTCCATGCCGGGAATATCGATGCGGTGCCGGACTGATGGCGAGTGCCCACGACGATGCGACCCCCGACCCCGCGGGGGGAGGTTCTGGCTCGGCTCCGGATGGAGCGGCGCTGCCCGAAGACCATAATGGGGGTCCAGGGGCGACGAATCGCAAGGTCGTGGCGCTGAGGCCGCAGGCCGACGATGCGCTGGACCGGGCGTGTGCGCGCTTCCCGATGACCGACCTGGGCAATGCCGAACGGTTCATCCACCGGCACGGGCAGGATTTCCGCTTCTGTGCCGAGCTGGGCTGGTTCCGCTGGGACGGGCGGCGCTGGCAGCTGCTGGGCGAGGAGCCCAAGCAATTGCCGCCCGAAGTTATGCAGGCGCTGTTTTCGACCATGCGCGCGATCAAGAACGAGGCGCAGCTGGTGCGCGGCAGCGGCGAGCGCGCCGAAGCGCCACCGGGGCTGGCGGGTGAGGCGCTGGCCGAGTTCGAGCGCGGGCAGGCGGCGAAGATGGACTTCGTGGTCGATTTCAAGCGCAACGTGCCGGTGATGTATTCGGACAAGCTGGCCGAATGGGCGCGGTCGAGCGAGGCGGCGGGCAAGATCGCCGCCGCGGGCGCGCTGGCCAAGAGCATGGCGGGCCTTGTCGCGCAGGTCGACGATTTCGACCGCGAGCGGATGGCGATCAACGTGCTGAACGGCACGCTCCGCATGGAGCGGCGGCGGCGCAAACGCTCGAGCGAGGCGGTGGCGGCGGGCAAGAGCGAATGGCACACGCCGTGGTGCATGGTGCTGCATCCGCACGACCGGGGCGATTTCATCACCAAGCTGGCCGATGTCGAATACCGCGAGGGCGCGCATTCGCCGGTCTATGAGGAATTCCTGGCCGTGGTGCAGCCCAAGCCCGAAATGCGCCGGTTTCTGGCGCAATGGGGCGGGTTGAGCCTGACCGGGTTTACCGGCGAGCAGAAGCTGGCGTTCTTCTATGGCGGGGGCAGCAACGGCAAGGGCACCTGGGTGGAGACGATCGCCCGGATCGCGGGCGATTATGCCGGCACGGTGAAGATCCAGAGCCTGCTCGACCAGGGCAAGAAGAGCGGCGACCAGGCGACGCCCGCGATTGCCAAGCTGCCGGGCGTGCGGTTCCTTCGCGTATCGGAGCCGAGCAAGGGCGCGGTGCTGGACGAAGGGCTCGTCAAGGAGCTGACCGGCGAGGACCCGGTGGATGCGCGGCATCTGAACAAGGGATTCTTCACCTTCTTCCCCGATTTCAAGATCACCATCAGCGGCAATAACAAGCCGGTGATCAAGGACACCAGCGACGGCATCTGGCGGCGCATGCAGCTGGTGCCGTGGGAGGCGGATATTCCGGCCCCGCTGCGCGACAAGGCGCTGAAGGACAAGTTGCTGGCCGAACGGGTGGGCATCTTTGCCTGGCTGATGCGCGGGCTGCTGGACTGGAAGAAGCACGGGCTGATCGAGCCCGAGGACGTGCGGCTCGCCACCAGCGAATATCGCGACGATTCGGACACGATCGGGCGGTTCCTGCGCCAGACCTGCGAAGTGGGCGAGGATACGCGCGAGCGGCCGATGCGGGTGCGCAAGGGCGACCTGTTCGAGCTGTACCAGGCATGGTGCCACCAGACGGGTGCCTATGAGATGGCGGAACGGGCGTTTTCGAAGGAAATCGCGGCCAAGCGCTTCAAGGACAAGCACAGCAACGGCGCGTGGTGGATCGGCCTGCGGGCGACGGTCGATCTGGAGGACGTCAAGCAGGGTCACTGGACCGCCGTCGACGAAAAGGAGGATGGCGGATCGGGCCATTCCGAGCAGGTGCCGGGGGACTGATGGGCATGAAATGGAGCGGATTGCCTCCATCTGCGGGGTTTTGGAGCAAGCGAAACGGTCAAATGGAGCCGGTTTTCGGTGGATTTCTGCGCGTGTGGAGGAATGGAGGCAAATCTGCAGCCCCTTCGTGTGTGCGGGCGCGGGCGCGCGGGGGTGGTGCGATATTATGCTCCATTCCTCCATTTCTTCCATTTGAGAGAAGAAGATGAAGAGTAAGCAATTGATAGAGCGCGGGTTTTTGGTGGTTTTCGAAATGGAGGCGAATGCTCCATCCGGATCGGGAGTGGAGCGATGAGCGGTTTGGTGGAGCGGGTTGGTACGAAAGTGGCGGCTCCGCAGTCGGTGGAGGAGCTTCAGGAGCGGTTCGTGGCGGTGCATGCGCTGTGGCTGCGCAGTCCGGGCGGCGGGAAGTGGCCCTATGCCGGCGACGGGCCATGGCACCTGGCGCAGGGCGAGGTGGGCGACATCAAGGGTGATTACTCGGAAACGCTGATCGATGTGGCCCCGGGCAAGCAGGTGCAGGTGCGCAAGGTCGACAGCCGGGCTCCGCGTACGCCGCTGGATGCTGCCGAAGTCGACGAGCGGGACCGGGTGACGGGGTGGCTGGCGCATGTGAGCGACGAGCAGCTGCGCAAGGCGATCTGGTTGGCGAGCGAGGCGTTGGCGCGCGGCGATCACGGGCCGGGCGGGCGGGTGCCGTGGAGCGGGATTGCGCAGTGGATCGGATGGGGGCGGTCTCGGCAGGCGCTGCAGCAGCGGTACAAGCTGGCTCTGGGCGAGGTGGTGTGCGCGCTGAACGGGTGGCCTAGCAGGTGGGCGCGGGTGCTGGCGGCGGCGAAGTGACGGGGGCGCAGTGTCTCATGCGCCCCCGCGCCGTCTCAATTGTCCGACAGGTTGAGGAGGTTGTTGGGCGGGAAGCCGTCGGCCTCGGTCGTCAGGTAGCGGCGCCCGGAACGCGGATGCTGCTTCGCGATGACCTGCACCGGACGGTTCCACACGCTCACGAAGAAGCGGTGGCCGTTGTCGATGAAGACCAGCATCTGATCGATCGTGTACCAGTGACCGTTCACCTTGAAGGCATCGATGCGGTAGTCGGGGTCCGGCCCGTCCTTGCGGGTCGCGGTGATGTCGTAGTTAGCCATGATATTCGGCCCTTCTGTCAAAAGAGCCTTGACCGTGGTGCCCACCATGCATCAAATGCCGGTGTTGCTCGACGCAGCGCACCCCGCCCCGGACGGCTCGTCCACCGGCGGACAAAGGCCGGACCCCTGCAACGGGTTCGGCCTTTCGTCGTCATGACGCCATAATCCGGGCTGGCGCAGCTCAGCGCAAGGGATGTGGAAACAAAAAAGCGCAAATCTTGGGATAAGTTGTGCAGCGGCAGTGTGCAGTAACGCCCGCAGGAATGCTTGGCTCGCGGCAATGTCAAGAATTAGTGTGAGTGTACAGCAAATATCGTACTTACTTGTGCAGCAGGTTTTCGGCACGTTGCACGTCAGGCTGGGCGCTGGCGCTCGGGCGGTGAAGGAAAGACCCCTCCCTCTCTCCCAAGCGATCCATGCGGGCGCCGCGTCCGGCTGACCTCTCATTCACACCAGCGAAGCGGAGCGCGACTTGGGCAGGCTGAAGGGCCTCAGGCCGAGGATGTCGCCGATGCGGGCGCGGGTGCGGGCCATGCCGAAGGTGGCAGAAAGCTTCTACCAGTCGGCGGAATGGCGGGCCTATCGCAAGCGGCACCGGGACTGGACGCGGGCGAAGAAGGGCGGCGTGTGGTGCTGCACCTGTGGTGCGGGCGGTCGGCTGATCCTCGACCACCGGGTGGAACGGCGCGACGGCGGTGCGGACTTCCCTCCGTTCGAGGAGGCGGATTGGTACTGCACTGGCTGTCACAACCGCAAAACGTCTGAGGCGAAGACCCGGAGGGTGGGGGGTAGCTGAAAGTTCAGAAGGTCGCGGGCTGGAACACCGCCATCCTACTCATTCGGAGATTTTTTTTGGGCGATGCGGAGAAAATGGGGGAGGTCGATCTGTTCGGCGACCCTGTCGTCTTCCGCGGCGCGAAGCGCGGACGGCCGGAGCATGAGCGGACCGAGCGAAATGCCAACAAAGTCAGCCTGTTATTCGCACTCGGTCATGATGTGAAGGATGTCGCGGCGGCGCTGGGAATCACGCAGCCGACGTTGCGGAAGCATTATTTTTCAGAAGTGTCGCAGCGCGATGCAATGAGGCTGAAGTTGAAGGCCGAAGTTCTTTCGAGCCTGTTCGACCAGGCGAAGGGCGGCAATGTCGGCGCGATGAAGAAGCTGCTCGACCAGGTCGAGAAGGGCGACTTGGTGGCGCTGAGCGTGGCGGTCAAGAACCGCAAGACGAACGACGCGCCCAAACCGAAGGTGCCGCCGATCGGGAAGAAAGAAGCGCAGCAGTTGGCAGCGGAAGAGGTAGACGGGATCTACAAGCCGCGCGCCGCGCCGCAACAGGTCCACTGACCCTTCGCGTTCGCACATGAAGTGGTCGACCGCCTGCCTGGACTGGGAAGAACGGATCGTCGCGGGGGAAAGCCTCGTGCCGATCGCGCCGCTTTTTCCGGCCAAGGCCGATGATGCACTGCGGGTGTTCAAGTCGCTTCAGGTCGTCGACCTGCCGCGCAAGGCGAGCGGCAGGCATCCGACGCTGGGCGAGATCGTCGACGACGACATCCTCGACCTGGTGGCGGCGATCTTCGGCGCCGAGGATCCGGATAGCGGACAGCGGCTGATTCGGGAGTTCATGCTCCTGATCAGCAAGAAGAACGGCAAGTCGACCATCGCGGCGGGCATCATGCTCACCGCGCTGATCGTGAACTGGCGGCCGCATGCCGAGCTGCTGATCCTGGCACCGACATTGGAGGTCGCAAAGAACAGCTTCGACCCGGCCAAAGGCATGGTGGATGCCGACGAGGAATTGAAGCAGCTGCTTCACGTGAGGGAGCACCAGCGGCTGATCCAGCACCGGCTGAGCAAGGCCGAGCTCAAGGTTGTCGCCGCCGACAGTGACACGGCATCGGGCAAGAAGGCCGGCATGGTGTTGGTCGAAGAGCTCTGGTTGTTTGGCAAGAAGCCGAAGAGCGCGGCGATGCTGCGCGAAGCGACGGGTGGCCTTTCGGCGCGCCCGGAAGGCTTCGTGCTCTACATCACGACGCATTCGGACGAGCCGCCGGCGGGCGTGTTCAAGGCGAAATTGGAATACTTCCGCGATGTGCGGGATGGGCGGATCGATGATCCCACCTCGCTGGGCGTGCTTTACGAATTTCCCGAGCAGATGCTCGAGGACCAAGCCTATCTCGATCGTGGCAATTTCTACGTGACCAACCCACACATGGGATCCTCGGTTACCGAAGAATGGCTGGCGAGCGAACTGCGCAAGGAGCAAACCGGCGACGGCGAGGGTCTGCAGATTTTCCTCGCCAAGCACCTGAACGTCGAGATCGGGCTGCGCCTGCGGCGCGACCGGTGGATGGCTGCTGATTATTGGGACGCAGCCGAAGAGGAGTCGCTAGACCTCGCCGATCTGCTTGCGCGGAGCGAAGTTGTCGTGGTCGGTCTCGATGGCGGCGGCGCAGACGACCTTTACGGTCTCGGCGTGGGCGGGCGCGAGCGCGGTACGGGAGTGTGGCTGACCTGGTCGCATGCCTGGGCCCGGCGCGTCGTGCTCGACCGGCGCAAGGACATAGCGAGCCTGCTATTGGGTTTCGAGGCTGACGGTGACCTGACATTCACCGATACGGGGCAGGAAATCGTCGAGCAGGTTTCGCGCAAGACCGTGGAGATCCGCGACGGCGGATTGATGCCCGAAGTTGGTGCCGTGGGCGTGGATGCCTGGGGAATGGGTCCGCTGGTCGACGCGCTGGTGGCGTCCGGGTTCGAGACTTACGACGACGTGGCGAAGAAGGGTGGTTCGATCCTCCCGGTGCGCCAAGGCGTGGGACTGACCGGTACGATCAAGACGGTAGAATTCAAGCTGGTGGACGGGATGCTGCGGCATGCCCGGTCGCCGATGATGCAGTGGTGCGTGTCGAATGCGCGCGCCGAGCTGAGAGGCAGCAACATGTATATCAGCAAACAGGCGGCAGGGAGCGGCAAGATCGACCCGCTAATCGCCATGCTGAATGCAGTGCAGCTCCTCGAGGCGGGGCCAGTGGCGGCAGCAATGCAGGAATCGCCGTATCGTGAACGCGGCTTGGTCACGGTTTAGGCGCGGGCAATGGGATTTTTCCGTCAGATGCTCGGTCTGGAGACCGGCGCACAGAAAAGTGCTGCACCAGTACGGGCCGATTTATCGGGCAATTATACGCTGATCACGACCCCGCAGGATCTGGAAGAGGCCCTGCGGACCGGCAACCAGTCCTCGTCCGGGCAGGCAGTGACCGACGAAACCGCCATGCGGGTCGCGGCGGTGTTCGCCTGCGTCCGCCTGCGCAGCGGCGCGGTGGCGAACATGCCGGTGCACATCAAGCGGCGCGTTGACGATCGGACACGTGAGGACGCAACGGACCACTCGCTGTGGGAGTTGTTCCATCGCCGCCCGAACCGCTGGCAGAAGCCGGCGCAGTTCAAGCGGATGATGGAAGCGCATGTGTTGCTGCGCGGCAATGCCTATGCGCAGATATCGCGGGGGCTGGGGGGCAGGGTGATCGGCCTGACGCCGCTGCATCCGGGAAGAATAAAGGTGCGCCAGCGCGCCGACATGACGCTGGAGTACCTGTTTACGAGAAAGGACGGGCAGAGGGTCATCTTCGGCCAGGACGAGATCTTGCACCTGTGCGGATTGTCGCTGGATGGGATCACCGGCCTTTCCGCGATTTCCTATGCGAGGGAAGCCATCGGCCTGTCGATGTCCATGGAGCAGCACGGCGGCTCGGTTTTTCGCAATGGTGCCAATGTTTCGGGCGCGCTTAAGCTGCCCGCTGGCCGTTCGCTGGACAAGGAACAGTCCGAGCGACTGAAGGCCGAGTTCGACGAATTTCGCGCCGGTGGCAACCGGGAAGGCAAGGTTATCCTGCTCGAGGACGGGCTTGATTACCAGCAGCTCGCGATGAATGCCGAAGACGCGCAGTGGATCGAGGCGAGGAAGTTCAGTCGCGGCGATATCGCGATGTTCTTCGGTGTTCCGCCGCACATGATTGGCGACACCGAGAAGACGACCAGCTGGGGCACGGGCATCGAAGCCCAGGCGCAGGGTTTTGTTACCTACACGCTCGAAGACAGCCTGACGATGTGGGAGGAGGCGCTCAACGCCGACTGCCTCGATCCGGAACGCGATCGCGACATCTACGCGCGGTTCAACCGGAATGCGCTGGTGCGCGGCGACCTGAAGGCGCGCTGGGATTCCTATGTGAAGGGGCTTCAGTGGGGCGTCTACAGCCCCGACCAGGTCCTCGAAAAGGAAGACGAGAACCCGCGGCAGGACGGGAATGGCGGGGTTTATTACGACCCGCCGAACACCGCAGGCGGGACAGGAGACAAGAATGTCGATTCGTAAACTGCCCGAGGCGAAGGCCCCGGCCAAACCGAAGAACTTCCAGTGGGATGCACCCAGCGACGTTCTGGCGAAGTGGGCGGAACGGCCGCAGGCGGCGGAAGCCGACGAACCGAACACCATCAGCATCTACGACGTGATCGGCGAGGACTGGTGGACCGGCGGCGGTTTTACCGCAGCGCGCATGGCGGCTGCGCTGCGATCGATCGGGCGCAACGCGGTGACGGTGAATGTAAATTCGCCGGGCGGCGACATGTTCGAAGGCATCGCGATCTACAACTTGCTGCGGGAACATCCCGAAAGGGTGACCGTGAACGTGATGGGTCTGGCAGCCAGCGCGGCCTCGATCATCGCGATGGCGGGCGACGAGATCCGCATGGGCCTGGGCACGTTCCTGATGATCCACAACGCCTGGGGCGTGGTGATCGGAAACCGGCATGACATGCGCGATGCGGCCGAGTTGTTCGATGGCTTCGACAGCGCCCTGGCCGACATCTACGAAGCGCGGACCGAAACGGAGCGGGCCGAGATCGTCAGGCTGATGGACCGCGAGACATTCATGGGGCCGAGCGATGCGGTCGACCGCGGCTTCGCCGATGTGGTCGACGACGGCCTCGAGATGGAAGACGGCCCGGACAACCGGATCGACAAGAACCTGATGGCGCGCCGCCAGACCGAGGCGGCGCTGGCCAGGGCAGGATTTTCGCGCGGAGATCGTTCTCAGATGATCGCCGCGCTTGGAGGCCAGCGCGATGCAACCTCCATCACCGCCGCGCGCGATGCAGGCGACCTCAATGCAGGCCTTCGCGGCCTGATCGACACCCTCAAAAACTAAGGGATCACATCATGACGAAGATTGCACTTGCCGCATCCGCGGCACCGCTGGCGCTCGCCAGCGCGCCTCGCGTTCGCGGGGTCGTGGCTGCGCGCGCCAAAGCCGACCCGCAGAATCTCGAGGATACGCTGGCCGAGCTCAACACCTCGTTCGAAGCTTTCAAGGCGGAAAACGAAGCGAAGCTCGCCGAAGTCAAGAAGGGCTTCGACGATGTTGTTCAGACCGAGAAGGTCGATCGGATCAACGCCGATATCACCGAGCTGACGAAACTGGCCGAAGACACCAAGGCTGCGGTCGATGCACTGAAGGTCGGCGGCGGCGGAGGCTCTGCTCCGGACGCGGACAAGCAGGCGCATGCCCAGGCGTTCAACAAGTGGTTCCGCCGCGGCAACCAGCAGGTCGAGGATTCGCTTCATGACCTGCAGGTCAAGGCCGGACTGACCACGCAGAGCGATCCGGACGGCGGCTATCTGGTCCCCGATGAAATGGAACAGGGCATCGACCGGGTGCTGGGTACCGTTTCCGCCATTCGCGGCCTGTCCCGCGTGGTGAATGTCGGCACCGACGAATATGCCAAGCTGGTCAGCCTGGGCGGCGCAAGTTCGGGCTGGGTCGGCGAGGAAGATTCGCGCCCGAAAACCGACACGCCGACGCTGTCGAAGGTCGTGGTCAACAGCGGCGAGATCTACGCCAATCCGGCGGCGACGCAGCGTTCGCTCGACGATGCGGCGTTCGACGTCGAAAGCTGGCTCGCCGAGGAAGTCTCGATCGAGTTCGCCGAGCAGGAAGGCGCAGCCTTCTGGAGCGGGAACGGAGTGAACAAGCCGCGCGGCATCCGCAGCTACACCGCGGTAGCCAATGCCAGCTACGCCTGGGGCAAGATCGGATTCATCAAGACGGGTGCCGCAGCTACGTTCGCCTCTGCGGATCCGGCAGATGCGATCATCGATCTCTACTATGCGCTCAAGTCGGGCTATCGCAACGGCGCGAGCTTCCTGACCAGCGATGCAGTGCTGGGTACGGTGCGCAAGTTCAAGGATGGCCAGGACAACTATCTGTGGGCGCCGCCCACGGCGGACATGCCCGCGACCATCCTGGGCAAGCCGGTGGCCACCGATGACAATGTCGATGCGCTGGCTGCCGGCGCTTTCCCGATGGCGTTCGGCAATTTCCAGCGCGGCTACCTGATCACCGATCGGCTCGGCGTTCGGGTGCTGCGCGATCCGTACACCAACAAGCCGAACGTGCACTTCTATACCACCAAGCGCGTCGGCGGCGCCGTGGTCAACTTCGAAGCGATCAAGCTTCTGAAGTGCTCGACCTGATTTCAGGCAGGAACACAGGAGGGCGGCGAGCGATCGCCGCCCTCTCTTTCGCTCCCGTAATGCGGGAGCGTGAGAGAGGCGGGGTTTCCCGGCTCTATGAAGAGAAGCCAAGGAGACTGACCAGTGCGTGACATCCATTCCGGCCTTTCGGTGGCCGTCGCGATCGCAGCGGCAACGCTGGACGCGGACAACACCCCCCCCACGATCGACCTGCAGGGATACAATGCCGCAGAAATCGTTCTCGCCATCGGCGCGGGCGGGATCACGTTCAGCGGCACGAACAAGGTCGAGTTCAAGCTGACCCATTCGGACGACGATTCGAGCTATACCGCGGTGGATATCGACGACATGCTCGGTCTCGACAGCGTCGGTTCGGGCGGCATCGTCAAGTCGCTGAATTCGGCCCATGCCTCGGCCGCAGCCTATCGGTTCGGCTACAAGGGCGGCAAGCGCTACCTCAAGCTGCTGGCAGATTTCAGCGGCACGCATGGCAGTGGCACCCCGATTGCTGGCCTCGTCCTGCTGGGCCATGGCAATGTGCAGCCGGAAGCCGCCCAGGCCTGATAACCTGCCCGGCACATCGCGGTGAGCGCGCGGTGCCATCGTCTCGCAATTCATATGTCTGAGTGAGGTACGAGCATGCTGTTCGAGCTCGGACATATCCCCATGCCCGAAGGGTATGGGGACGACATACTGTCGGTCGAGGTATGCAAGGCACATCTGCGGGTCGAGCATGACAGCGAGGACGAGCTGATTGCCGCGCTGCGCGATGCTGCGATCGAGTATGTCGAGCGCTATTGCGGGGTGAAGCTGGGCGCGCAGACCGGCCTGACCTGGCGGGCGGAACGCCTGCCCTCGGCGACCTCGGCGCATGTCGACCTGGCGTTGCAGCCAGTGACGCAGATCACCGCGATCGAATGGGAGGACGGCACCGGTGCGGCAGTGGCCGGCGATGTCGCGGACTACCGCGTTTCATCGAGGGGTCTTTTGCGCCCGGCGGTCGGCAAAAGCTGGCCTTCGGGCGTGGCGGGCGAGGTCGTGGTGACTTTCGACGCGGGCTATGCCGCCGATGAAGCACCGCCGTCGCTGTTGCAGGCGGTCAGGCTGGTGCTGGGACACCTCTACATGAACCGCGAAGCGGTGGTGACCACGGGCATGGCTGGCGAGGTGCCTCTGGGCGTTGCGGCGCTGTGCGGGCCGTTCCGGCCGGTGGTGATCTGAGATGACGCCTGCCGGCAAGAGAGATCGCCGGTTCCGTATTTTGCGGCCGACAACCACCAAAACGCCACGCGGTTCGATGGTGGCCGGGAGCGCTGCGGAATTCACGGCCGGTTGGGCGAGCGTCAATTACGGAACGGGCGCGGAGCGCCGCCGCGCTGGCGCCGAGAATTCCGAGATCGCGGCGACAATGCGGGTGCTTGCTACTGCGAAGACCCGGCAGCTTACCGCGACAGACTTGTGCGAACTGGACGGTGCGACGTGGAACGTCACCGGTACCGCGCCCTGGGGCAGCGGCGAAATCGACATCACCATCATCAGGAGAAGTTAGATGGCAACGAGGACTGCAAGCAAGAAAGCCGAGCCGCGCAACGCCGAAGTGAAGGCGCTGCGCGCACATTCGAACCAGCACGGCAAGAAATACACCAAGACGGCGGGTGAGACCTATATCCATCCGCGTCCCCAGGCCGACATCGCCGCTGGCACGGTCGAGCTGGTCGAGAAGGTCGAGAAGGCCGAGAAGGTCGAGAAGGCCGAGGTCAAACCGAAGTCGAACTGATGTTCGATTTCGCGCTCGATGGCATCGACGACGCAATCGATGCAGTCCGACGCGTGGTCCGGCCGGTCAACCACAAGCGTATTGGTGAAAACGCTGCAGCGGCCCTTGAGCCCGTGGCGGAAGATGCCCGCAAGCTGGTGCCGGTCGAGAGCGGTGACCTGCGCGATACGATCAGGGTCTCGCTCGAATATTCGGGCGAGGGTTACACCGACGCCGCATGGGACAAAGGCAAAACCGAGGCCGCCGGCTGGCTGCGCTGCAAACGCCACATCCGCCCTCCGCATCGCTCCATGCTCGAGCAGGATGTGCAACACCTCCGCGCCGTCGGCAAGAAATACTTTGCTCAGTGGCTCAAACCCACCAATCAAAAATCAAAAATCAAGAATCAAAAAT